GAATCTGGTGAATATTTAGAGCATTCTTATACGCTACCCACTACTAAAGCTGATCCACAATCGGCAGGAAGCGCAATAACGTACGCAAGACGGTATGCTTTGCAGTCTATTGCAGGAATTCCAACGGCAGATGATGATGCTGAGTCGGCAATGATACGCAATAATCAGAGCAAAACCGCTGTAGTGTCAGAAGATCAGGCTGAAGAGATTAAAGAGAGGCTAGCAGAGACTAATGTAGATGTTAAAGTCTTTCTAAAGCACTTCAAAACTAGCTCAGTCGATGAAATGTTAGCTATACACTACTCTAAGGCAGTCAGTGCGCTCAAAGCAAAGGCTAACAAATGAAACGTCATATAGTAATTATGTGTCCAGATTGCGGAGATTGTCTTTCTGGACAACAAAATTCATCTGACGATTCTAACTATGAGTGCGTTCTGGATGGGTCATGCGTTAATTGTCATACGTATGTAATTGCTTTTATCCCTACAAAGGAATACGTTGATATTTGTTATCGTGAGCAAAAAATTGAAATGGAGAGACTCAAATTATTATCTTAAACCATGAGCAGGGCAGTGAAGAGTGGTTTGCAAGTCGGTTGGGCCGTCCCAGTGCCTCCATGTTCTCTAAGCTCATAACATCGGCAGGAAAGCCCAGTGCTAGTGCTGATAAATACATAAACGAGCTAATAGCTGAAAGATTAAATGGTGTGCGCGTCCCTGTTTACGTCAATGAGCATATGGAAAGGGGAACAAGGCTGGAGCCAGAAGCTAGAGAGCATTACGAGTTTATAACTGAGCAAAAAGTAACCGAACATGGGTTTATACTGGATGATTCTGAAGAGTTTGGGTGTTCACCTGACGGTTTAGTGGGTGAAGAGGGCGGATTAGAGTTAAAATGTCCAGCTGATTCGACAATTATAGGTTACCATCGCAACAATAAGTCCTTTGTCACCGCCTACAAACAACAAATCATGGGCTGTATGATGATTACTGGTGCTGAGTGGTGGGATTTAATGGCATACTCTGAGACTATACCTCACCTACTTATCAGGGTTGAGCGCGATGAAGAGTATATTGAAAAACTAGCGGCTGAAATAGACAAAGCTGTTACAATTATTATCAACGAAACGGAGAAATTAGCATGAGTATAAGTGTAACTGGTAAACTAAATAAAGCGGCAAACCAATTTCAAGCAGGAGATAGTAAAGGTTTTGGAGTTCGGTTAGGCGTTCAATTTTACAATCGAGAAACTAAGCAAAAAGAATGGACTAATTATGAAGCTGTAATTTTTGCCAAAGCTGGAGCGCAAGCAGATTTTTATCAATCTTCACTGGTTGAAGGCTCAGTAATCGAGGTTAGTGGATCAGGCGGTCAAATCAAGACGTTTGAAGGGAACAGTGGGCCAGTTCATAGCATTGCAATACTAGACGCAAAGATTGGTTACGTTATGACAGGTGACGCACCCAAACAGGCACAACAATCTGCACCGCAAGGCCAAGCTGTTATAGACGCTGACATCCCCTTCTGATGAATACCGTTTTAAAAATTGCCTTTAGCAAGCAATGGCTTTAACAATGCACCATTTTGCGCGTGTGGTGGCCGAAACGCGCTATTAATTAAACAGGGAGAGTAAATAATGAGCATTAATGACGCTACACCCCAAGATTGGGACAGACTTAAAAAAGAACACCCTGCTATTGAAATTCACGATAACAGCGACTCTGAACTAAACGAATCTTATGAAAGGCTTAAGAAAGCCTTGCAAGACAATGGCCACATAAGTAAACCCTTTATCGACAGTCAAATGCAAGAAGCGCACGATTCTATTGATAATGTCAGCGATGGCAGTACGGCAAGCTACATAAATCCAAAAGACACTAGACAGCGCGAAGAAAGAAAAGCGCCAATGGAATATATGATCTGGAAGCCTTTAGAGCAAGTAGCGTGGGCTTTGAAATCTGGAGCTGTTAAGTATGGAATAAGGAACTGGCGGCACTCGACCATCAAATCAAGCACCTATGGCGCGGCTATTCATCGCCATTGCCAACAAGAATGGCTAGAGGGCGTTGATAAGGATAAAGATACCGGCTTACACCCATTAGCTCATGTAATTGCATCCTGTTTAATCGTAATGGATGCGGAGAAGAGGGAATGCCTTGTTGATGATCGAAATTTAGTTGAGCAATCACCAAGTAAATAACTTTTTGGTATATGGCTTATAGATAAAAGTCATTACAAAAGGGCTTAACAGGCAAGTATAATGCGGCTTCACACACTAAGGAGGTCGCAAATGGTTACTTGCTATATATTTTTAGCAGTTTTTGGTTTAATGGTAATTGCTAAGGATGATTTAAGAATGTAACGGAGTTAATATGCACATTAATCCTGAAATGTTGTTGTCATATTGTGATACTGAAAAGCAAACAAGGAATGTTAAAGCCTTAATTGAGCATGGAACTATTAAAGGCGCGGCTAGGGCTTTGAATATCGACCCGTCTACCTTGCGCGAATCCCTTAAGAAACTAGAAAATAAAGCCTCATTAAATGCAGTCGCTCCCCATCGGGACGTTGACCATCAAACGATGGAAGGTTTCAGTGCCAAATTTGTCACTAGTCGGTACGATAAAGACGGCAACCTAGCAGGGCAGTATGTAAGGCAGGAAAGGGACAAGGATAGTGCGCTAGAGGAACGACTACAAGACTTCACCAATGGCCTGATTGATAGCGTGAAAAATGTTTACAAGCCTGTCACCGCACCAATTACAAGTATTCAAGATCGTTTAAATGTCTATGCCATAGGCGACCACCACTTAGGTATGTACAGTTATAAAACTGAGACTGGTCATAACTATGATGTGAACATAGCAGAAAACCTACTAGAACAGAGTTTTGAATCCCTGATTAAAAGATCGCCCAATGCTGAGTCTGGATTGTTTTTGAATATGGGTGATTTTTTGCATACCGATTCTGTTTCTGGACTCACGACCGCAGGAACGCCACAAGATACCGATGGCAGGTATGGCAGGACTATCGAGCATGCGGCTAAACTCATGCATAGAATGATAACGCGATTACTTGAAAAACACGCCCATGTTTACGTGATAAACGTGCAGGGTAATCATGATAAAAACGCTTCCCTGTTTATGAATCAAATTATGACGGCTTACTTTCACAATGAGCCACGAATAACTGTTCTCTGTAACCAAAAGAAATTCATCCCGTTCGTATGGGGCAAGACTTTTATATTGACGCATCATGGCGACGGTATCAACGCACAAAAGATGTACGAAGTAGCGACCAGAGATTACCGCAAAGAATGGGGCGAATGTCCGTTTGTCTATGGTTACACTGCACACTTGCATCATAAGACGGTAGAAGAGCGTGGCGGCATGATTATGGAGCAATGGGGCGTATTATGTGCCACGGATGCTTACCATGCAGGAAAAGGCTACGGAGCAGGGCGAACAATGACATGCGTAACTCATCATAAAGAATATGGGGAGTTAGAGCGGCAAACCTTCAAGGCTGAAATGGCAGGATACTAACAGGAAAGTAACAGGCATAAAAAAGCCCCAATGATTGGGGCAAATGGCAGGGATTTAGAGTGTATATTCTTCTGGTATTTTTTCGGGTGGTGTCCAACGTACCGGAGTAGTTACCCTTTTGCTTTGCTTTTTTTTGCGATGATATTCCCTACTTTCTAAGCTTGTCTTGTATTTAATAACCTTTTTGCCTTTACACTTTCCACAGTTTACCGTCTCCATATGAACGCTTAACATTTTGCGATGGGTAATAGTGCCAACGCCTAAGCAATCTGGGCATGTTTCCGTATACATTACAACGCCCCCATAATATAAATTTCATAGCCGCAACCAATAATAAATGCTATGGCCAAACCTGAAAAGAAACACATGAAATTGTCCATTTTTTTACGCTCCATATTCTGCCTTTCTGCTTGTTTGCTGTTTAAATAGCGTTTGGCTCTATTCTCTGCGGCTAGTCTGTTGTTACTGATTCTCATTGTGTCACCTCATTTTGGCAGTAGTTCCACGCATCAACGCGGATGTTGTGGATTTTGCGCCCCATATCAACCAATGTGGCCGCGTGGTGTTCCGTTAAACCGTTATGCTCTGCTATTCTAGCTACTGTTAGGTAGTTATTAACATAATCTAAGTAAAACGCCTGTAATTGATCGCCTAACTGTTCATGGTTGCTCATACTGTCACCTCGTTCATTTCTTGTATGTGTTTAAACCAGTCTTTAGCTTCTTTTATAGAGCTAGAAAGACAACCTTCCAGAATCCACAAGTCGCGTTCTTGACCTGTGTTTATCCACTCTTTTATTTTGCCGCCACTATCGATACGGAAACCTAAACCGTCAAAGTCACCTAAGAACAAAGCGCCTTCTGCTCCAGATTCTATTTGAATTTCCAAACCTCGCCCAGCATTTAGGCCAAACATTAATATCTCTAGTTTTTCTAATGTGTCGATTTTCATGCTGTCACCTCACTGCGAACGTCGATTATTTGCTCGATAGTATTCTCAAGATTATAAGAAGAACCGACAAAACCACCACCGAACCACCTTGCGCGGTAAACTTTAAAGCCTAAGCTATTGGCGACCTTTTTTGCTTCGCTGTAAGTCTCTCCAAAAGCTCCATGCTTTATAACATAACGTGGATTCCCATTTACATCATTATCTACTCTGTAAACTGAATAACCGAATTGCTCTTCGAGTTTGGGGCTTATATAACATTTATTAGCTATCATTTTTATACTCTCTCTGTTGGTTTTAGTTGGTTTAAGAATAAGCACTCTTATCGAATGCTCATTAGTTAAAGCTACTAGGAAACGTACAAGCCACCGCCTACATGTATCGGTTGCGGCCAGACTCTTTCGTGTATTTCGTCAACGGCTTTTTCTAATTCCGCAAACTGTTGATCGCTGTATATGAATTGGTCTGCTACCTCTGTATATAGCCAGTCTCTATTTTTCATCAGATCATAAAAGTATTGGTCATTTAACACTCGCAACCTCAACTCTTGGTCACTGTATTTGGTTATATCTTCAACGCCTATTAAGTTTGTCATGGTTATCTCTCTCTCTATTGGTTATAGTTGGTTTAATAAAGCCACCTCGAAAAGTGGCTCGATAAAGCTACTATTCACCCCAGTTGTGGTCGTGGTGTACAACATAAAGCATCTCAAGGCTATCATTTTTGTCTGGGTTCTCTACTTCATCGAAAGCCTGAACGTCTGCGCCCGTTGAATCCAGTAGACTGCCGACTGTTCCCTCTGCGGCTTTACGCTCCCAACCGTTATCGGTAAGCATATCCAGTAGGTCGTCCATATAAAAGTAGTCACCCCATTCAAAGTCAGAGTTGGTTTCTATTGCGCTATGGAACACAGCAAGAGCCGAAGATTGATTGTTAGTTAATGAAGTCATGTATGTACCTATATGTGTATGAATGAGTAGCTACAATAAGGCCTAATTAACGTTATGTCAATACTGAATACTCATTAAAACTTAGATTAATAGAACTAAATGGCATATAAAGGGGGTAAATGATGTATAATTGGTCAAATAATGAGCATGTTGGTTAAAAAATGATCAATTGAATCAATGGGGTAGTAATTAAAAAACTAGAGGATTACATAATATGGCTAGACCCAAGGGAGCATTAGGTAAGAACAAGGCCTTTTTACTGAATAGACTGCAGTCAATGTACGGCAAAGACTTCGATCCGGTGATGAAGATGGCAGAGCAGGCCGCAACACTAGACCAGTTAGCATTAGAGGAGCCTAGCGTCACGAACCAGAAGGAAAGCATACACGCATGGGGTAAGATCGCAGAGTTTGTTACACCTAAGCTCAAGGCCACAGAGATCACTACAGGGGACAACGGACTGACAGTCAGTATTCAACGTAAGAAATATGACGGCTCAGTCAATGATAAGGCTGAGTAGCTACTCCTATGCGTAACCTGTGCGTAACCTGTGTGTAATGTGCGGATAAGTAGGTACCCCCCTCCGAAGGC